ACGGTCTGCGCGTTGTCCTCGAACAACTTGTGCTCCATGTTGATGAGCTCGTTGTACGAGGTGGCCGCATCAAGAGAACCAGTGAACGATTGGGTGTTGATGCCACTCGTGTTCATGATGCCCGTCGGCTGACCGGCGGCACCCGTGCCGTTGAACACCGCAGCGTCGATCTTCAGACCGATGTCACGGGCCAACTGGGTACGAACCAACTGCTCCGCGCCCGGCGCGCCGAGCTCGATCAGACGGTTCGACAAGGTGCACAATGCGAACACATCGTGCGGGTACAGGTCGATCTGGCCGAAGCTCATGTCACCGCTCGTCACGGCTTCCACTTCGCCGAGCCAGTACGCGGTCGTCGCGCCGGTGATCTTCGGGATCTGAACCGGCGAGCCGGTCAGGCCACCCATGCGAACGGTGCCAGCGTCATAAGCGACGATGCTAGCTTGCAGCAAGGGGATGATCTGGGCCGACATCACTTGGTTCGGAACGATGAAGCCACCGAGGCTGTCCACGGTGGTGACCATGTCCTTGGTCACGACGGCGGAGTCGATCGTGCCGGCAGCAGCCGAGCACATCTCGTATTCCAGCGGCGCGAACTTGGCGACATTGCCCTTCATCAGACCAGAGATCAGCTTGGCGAAGGAAAACTCCTTCACTTCCTTGCTGTCCTGAGCCAGTCCCGGCACGGCGAAGCGTGCGGCCTTGGCTTCAACTTCACGACGCTGGGCATCCAGCTTGTCGTCGAGTTGCTTGGCGAGACGCTCACACAGGTCGGCGTCACGCTTGTCGAGGTTTGCCTTCAACTGGCCGATCAACGCCTGTGACAGCGCATCGACCGAACGATCATTGATTTCCATTTTGAGTTCCTCTGCGGTCTTTGGTGTCACAGGCCGCGAGCAACGCGCTCGACGACCTGAGCGTAAAACGCCGCAGCGTCTACGCTTTTCGACGACCGCAGAGCGGTCGCCTGTTCGTGTTGCACCGTCACCGCCTTGGCGATGTCGGCTTGATCGAGACGCTTCTCCAGCGACTCCAGTGCAATCATGAGATCAGATAGCCGCTTGTCCAGCGCGGTGAGCTTCTTGCTCATCTCTTCGCCTTCGGGCTTCTCCTCCATCATGCTCTCTTCGACTTCGACTTCCGTCTCCGTCTCCACTTCCATCTTCGTCAAGGTCGAGAACTTGTGAGCTACGAAGACATCCGTCTCCTCGTACTCGCCGCCCTCCATCTCCTTGTAGATCTTGATCATGGCAGCGGGATCTTCGCTCGTGCCCTCGACCGAGAAGTCAGAGTTCGGCACCTCGATCTTGCCGTTTGTCTCAATGTCCACGATCTCGCCCACGGCCATGCCGCCGCTCGAATCCCAAGTCACGAAGTCGCCGACCTTCAGTTCATCAGGCGCGGCCTTGGTCTTGGTGCCACAGCCACACGCGCTCTTGTCCGCCGAGGCCGTGCCCTCACGGCACATCGAGTAGGCGACCGCGATTACTTGGTCGATCTTCCACTCGGGATGCTCCTCGATGAGCTTGGGGATCTTCGACGACACGCACTCTTGTAGCGGGTCGGCGGCGGTCACGGGTGCGTCGCTCTTCGTGCTCTTCTTCATCGGATCGTAGGCCCAGTTCTTCAGCGAGATGTCACGCTTCGAGATGGGGCACGCCTCGCTGACTGGCTCCCCCTGCTCCATGTTCTTCATGCGTGCAACGAACGAGATGGTGCGCTTCGCGTCCTCGATGAGGTCAGCGTCCCAGTTCTCCTTCGCGGTCTCCAGCAAACGCAGGTTGCGCTTGATCACCGCGTCGGCATCGACGCTCGCCTTGCGGCTGCACTCGTTCTCGTCCCACGCCTTGAGCTCCGACGCGCTCATGTTCACGCTCTCGCGCCACGCCGTGTAGGTCGCGTCGAGCTCGGCCTGATCGACCTTGACCACTGCGCCCAACGCGAACGAACGACGCGCCGGCGTGATGCTGGCGACGCTGCGCAGGAGTTGATCGGCGAGCGCACGACCGATCGCACCGCGCTTCACCATGTCATCCATCGCAGCCACGATCGGCTCGCTCGCGCCCTTCGAGAGCAGCGCGTTCGGGTTCGCGGGGATGGTGCAGTTCGAGAGCTCAAGTTGCTGCTGCTCCTCGTACAGCACGCCGTAAGGGCCGAGCCCGAGCTCCTTGCGCTCGGCTTCGTTCTTCGGCTTGTAGGCGCGAGTCGGCACGAAGCCAACGCTCACAGCACGCAGACCACCCTCGTCGATCATGCGAAGCACGGCCTCGCTGACGGGGTTGGCTTGCTCGGTGAAGTAGGAGATCGACTCGCGCAGCACGGGCCGACCGCTGTCGTTCTCCATTGTCCAGTCATGGACGCGACCGATGGGGAAGCTGTCCGAGTCGTGGCCCCACAGAGCGACGGGGTTGGCCTTGAACTGGTCGAACTTCCAACCGCGCACGCGGATGATGTCGCCCATGCGGTCTTGCGTCTCGTCCGATGCGATGAAGCGACGAGTGCGCGAGCCATCGTCCATCTTGATCACGGGTGCGGCCACGCCGCGCACATGGATCGCGCTCGTGTCCGTCTTGATCGCGTAGATGTCATCGAGCTTCGCGCCGGCCAACTCCGAATCCGTGGCGATGCCGTTCAGGATTCGTGCGGCAAGCTGCGCGACTTCGCTGTTCTTGATCAGGATGTCCATGTGTTAGTCCAGAGGTGCCAGCACGCAGCGGCAGTTGATGGTCTCTTCGGGCGCACCTTGCGGGTCGTTCGGGAACCGCAGGTTCGGCGCGAACGCCTCGCCGGGCTTCCGAATCTCGCCGTCGAGTGCGAGATGCGAAGGACGAGTGGTGGCATCGTTCGACGACACCCACTGGATCTTCGTGACTCCCGCGCTCTCGTACTCTTGGAACGCCGCGCTGTTATACGCCTTGCCAGTCTCTGTGCGCGCGATCGTGAGCGCACGCGATTCCTTCGACCCAAAGACCGAGGCCAAGTCTTCGTCGAGCTCGGGCAACACCTCGTTCATGCTGCTGGCGATCTCGCTCGTGGTCGTCGGAGAGCTCAGGGTGACCATCATCTTGTCGCGGATCTCGGCGGCTAGCCGCGAGTTCACGCCCTCGACGATCTGCGCGCGCTGCTCCGCGATCATGCGCACGATGCGCGGGTCGGTGACTTCTAGCTGCACGCCACCGATGAGCTCGGCGGTATCGGCCAAGCCGTCACGCCAAGTCGCCGTGATGTTCGCCGAGATGAGCTCGTCGAGTTGACGCTCCCACTCCTCCTTGTTCAGCAGGAGGTACAGCTCAACATCGCGCTCAGTCCACGCCTTCGTGGTGATCGACTTCTGAGCCGTCGGGCCAGCCTCCGCGAACTCACGCAGCTTGGCCTTTTGCGCGCGCTCGTAACGGCGGAACCAAGTCAGGACATCCGCGGCCAGCCGACGCTCGGCTGCATCCAGCGTCTTCTTGTAGATCGACTCCGCGAACGCGATGCGCTCCTCACGCGTATCGAATCGCTTGGACGCGTGGCTCTTCGTGGCCTCGGCCACGGGCTGCATCGTCGCCGAAGCACCGCCGAGGATCTGGTTCGCTTGGGCGATCGAGATGCTCGGGAACGCCGCGTTGATAAGGGCCGCACCGCTGGACTGCGATAGCGAGCCCTGAGCCACTTGAGTGATGATCAGGAGCAGCGACTCGACCTGTGCGCCGTTCAAGCCAGCCGATGCAGCAGGAGCCGCCGTAGACGGTTCCTCGGTCGGCGCGGTCGGTGCCGCCGGCACGACGGTCTGAGGCTGGACGCTCGTGTCTTCGCCTGTGTTCGTGTCGTTGACCGCGAACACTTGGTTGCTCATCGGCGTGAACACCGTGTTGGCCGACTCGACGGTCTCAACTTCAAGGCCCAGCATCTTGGCCGAGTCATTGAAGCTCAAGCCCACGCCATAGGCCGCGAGCTCCGCAGCCAACTTGAACTTGGCCGAGTGGTCTTCTTGCAGCGCGGTGATGCCTGAGAAGTCGAAGCTGATGTAACAGCCGGCGAGCCGCGGGTCTTCGAGGCGCGACAACAGGTGGCTGTTGATCTTCTCGGCCACGCTGTCGAGGTAGCCCTTCACGCCTTGCCAGAACTGGCGGTACGCCTCGGTGACATTGTTGTAGGTCGCCGTGTCGTAGTTGCCGATGACCGGCGGCGGCACCTGAAGGATCGAGCACACCGTATCGCGCACCCAGTTGAGGGTCTCGCGCTGCATCATGTCCTTCGGGGTCGCGGGGTTCGGGACAATGTTCACCTTGCCCGTCACGACCTTGAAGCCGCCGACCACATCGGGATCCTTGACGGCCTCGTTCACGGACTCTTGGAGGCGGTACTCCTCCTCGTTGCTCATCCCGTCTTCGTAGTTCAGGAACGCGCCGGGGCCACCGCCACGCATCACGGCTTCTTGGTACCGCTCGGCTTGGAAGCCGACCGAGATCACACGGAGTGCGGCCTCAAGAGGCGAGAGCCCGCGCATCGGGTCGCCGGGGTTGTAGTCGTAGAAGTGAACCGTCGAGGCAACTGGGAAGGTCGGCGGCACCGCGCCGTTCGCTGCGTACTGCACCGCGGTGATGCGGCCCGTGTATTGGTCGCGTGCGTCCTCGACGATGTCACCGATCACGGGCACGATGACTGTCGGCAGCGGGATCGGTGCCCGAGCATCCACGCTCGGGGAGATCGGCTTGCCTTCAGAGTCCATCAGGAACCACCAGTCCTCACCGCTCAACTTGCGGTGCGTCATGCCGGCGGCCAGCAGATCAGGCAGACCCATGTCGGGGTTCGGCATCTCGAACAGCTTGCGAATCGGGTGCTCTTCGCCGACCTCTTGCGCGTCCTCGTCGGTCGATTCCCAGATGCTCATCGGCACCTGACGCACGGCTTCGGTCAACGCCTGCACGCACGCGTACACGACCCACGAATCCGACAACGGATCCTCGACCTCGTCACGCCCGCCGGGTGTGCTACGCGCGAGGCCGATCTGGCGAAGCAACGAGTCCATCGACTTCCCGATGCCCGTGATCTCGACCTTCTCAAAGGTGAGGCCAGTGCCGGGCATACGCTTGAACGGAGACGGTCTACGCTTGCTGCTCACGGGTATCATCCTCTCACAGTGTCGAAGCCTCGTCGCGGTCGTATGCTAGAGAGTTCATCAGCCAAAGCTGGGGACGCTCTCGTCGTCGTCACGGCAAGACTTCACAAGTCTACCTACAGTGCGTTGTTCGCCATCGCCACGAATCACCGCATCAAGCCCAGCGTCCTCATTCGTCGTGCATTGGAGGAGGTAGTCCGATCCTCTTTCGGTACAACTCGGCCTCCCGCTCACCGAGGCGAGTCAAAGTCGTCGAAAGAATGATGCCGCCCTCGGGGTCACCGCACACCCCGAAGATGATCCAGCCGCGCTCCACGAGCGTGAACAACTGGTTCGGGCTCAGTTGATCCGCGTCGCCGGCATCGACCAGAAGCAGATGCGGTAGCAGGAAGTGGTCGGGTGTCGTCGGGTTTCTCATCGCGCCCTCGTGCGTGAATCATCAGGCGTGCACGGGCCGTTGAGTCTTCGGTCTGCGGACACGCGGGCGAGACTACCAAAGTTGTCAGCGACCGCGACGAAGCACACTCAGGCCAGACTTTGGAACGACAGCGAAGCCCGGCTTGTTCGACGCGCCGCGCGATAGTCCGATGATCGCTGAGTCCCACTGGTCAGGGCTTCGACCGTACCTCTCGCGCAGGCCGTCCTTGCCGTCGTCTCGATGCAACGCGATGCGCGTGCCCTTCGCGCTGTCCTCGAACTCGTACCTCGCCCACTGCGACTGTCGCCAGAGCTCTCCGTACTTCTCGGGGATCTTGACCTTGCGCTCTTCGAGGAGACGCTTGGCGACCCAGTGCAACTCGCTCTTGCGGTCGCTGAAGATCATCTGGCCAGTGATCTCCTTCCAGTCGTACTTCGCAGCAGAACCGAAGTCCACGCCATCGACATAGAAGCCGAGCTGCTTCAAGCGATCCAGCACTCCGGCACCCATGCCGACCGAGTCGATGTGGATGTTGCGGGCGGGGATCATCTCGCCCTTGTAGCCCCATGACTTGGCAAGCTCGACGATCTTGTTCGCCGTTGCCATCAGGTCAGGCAACCGCCACGCGATCTGATCCTTGAGCACACCGTTGGCCCAGAGCGTCGCCACCGATTCGTCGCTTCCTTGGCGCGCGACATCCACGCCGAGGTGCAACTGGCTCGCGCTCGTTACCTCGCCCAGCTCTGCATCGAGGGCCGCGACCAGCATCCCCTTCGTGACGAAGCGACGCTCAAGGCTCTGCTCGGGGAACTTACCCAGCACATAGGCTGACCAGAGCGGCGAGTCCACGCCCCACTCCATGCGCATCTGATCCACCCACTCCTTGTCCGCAAGCCAGTCGGGCGCGATGTGGAAGGAGTCGTAGGGCACGGGGTCTGCGCCGTCGTCCTCGCACGCCGAGATCCTGATGCGGTGCCAGCGCGTGCCGTTGCGGAAGCTGCGCGCAAAGAAGTGGTCGGAGTCCGCGTCGATCGTCGGGTTCGCGGTCAACAGCACATGGACATTCGGGCCAGAGAGCGAGCCCTCGATGGCACGATAGACCGCGTCGTCCACGCCGGCGGCTTCGTCGATCACGACCACGAGACGCTTGTCACCTAGCTGCGCCTCACGCTTCAGCCGCTCGACATCCACCTCGTCGGCGTCGTTCTCGTCGATGTCCACATCGTCAGGCAACCGCACGCCGGCGTGCCATCCTTGGAAGCGATCGGGCGAGTTCGTTGCGATGCCGAGCGCGTAGTGCTCGGGCGCGATCGACAATCGGATCGTGCCAAGCTCACCCGGCAACGCAGGCCAGCGCGTCTTCGCCTTTGACCACATCGAGCCGATGCGCTGCCACAACACATCGCGCACCTGTCGGCCCGTCGGCGCGGTCGTCAGCACCACGCACTTGCTCGTGTAGATGAATGAGAGCACGGCCAGTGCCCCAGTCTCAGTCTTGCCGGCCTTGCGACCAGATCGCACCGTCACGAATCGCTTGGTCGATAGCTGTTGCATGATCTCGCGCTGCGCTGCCCAGAGCCTCGCGCCAAAGACCTTCTTGCAGAGCTTCGACTCCTGCCCGCGGAACTCCTCGAACATGGCCTCGCCTTCTCGAAGGTTGTGCATCTTGCCAACTTCGAGGAGCGATTCGAGGAGAAGCAGGCGCGTCTCCTCGTCGTGAACGAATGGTTGCCTAGTCACTTGATCTTGCGATGATGGATACGAGCTCGGGGTTCAGACGCAGCAGCAAGAGCCACCCACGCGAGAGCTTGATCGTCATGTCTTCGTTCGTGTCACTGTACACCGCGTCCGCGTCTTCGCTGGTGTAGCCGACGATCTCCAGCACGCAGTGCGTGAGCTCGTGCATGAGGAACTCACGCGCGCGCCCGTCGTCGAGGCTCGCGTGCAGAACGATCTCGTGCAGGTCGGTGTCGGTGTGGGCCCACTCATCATCAGGCAGCGAGTCCGCGACCAAGAGCTTGTAGCGCGCGAAGCCTAAGTCCACCTCACCGATGTGCGCGTCTCGCAGGGTGTCGTAGATGTGCGGCATGGCGACTATTCCTCCTCGTCGCCATTCTCCCCTTTATGGCCCTCGATCTGTTCACGGTGAGCGACCGATAACAGCGCGACCAGCTTGGACTGGATGCGCGAAGCAACCACGCCGCCGGCCTCCATCCTGACGAACTCCATGAACTGGCCGAGCAGCGACACCATCTGGGAGCGGTTGAAGACCTGAGTCTTGTCCAGATGAATGCGCCATGCGCCCTCAATGCGTCGCGCCAGCTTGTCGGCCTGATCGCTGAGCTGATTGATTGCACGATCCTCGGACACGCCGTCACGCAAGAGTTGGCCTAGCACTTTAAGGTTGGAACTCATGCCTGCCGAGTCCCCGTCCTTCAATGCCTGCTGCGCGGCCTCGAATAGGTCGAGGCATCGCTTCCTGAAGTCTGGAGTATCACGGTCGGCGACGCGCTCGGTCGTTCTCTGGAGGCACGCTTCTAGGAGCGCGATGGGTTCCTTGAGGTCGAAGAGGTTGCGGTCTTCGACGGCCTCATCGTAGTGGGACGCGAGCCCAGACTTCTTGAGCACACGAGAGTAGCGGCCATGCTTGATCGGACGACCGCCTCCAGCGCCGTGCATCCTGCACACATTCCAGCCATCTACCGCCCACTGGGTGCACTTGTTCCCATCGCGTCGATGAGCGTGGCACTTCTTCTTTGCCGGCTCAGGCATGGGGTTTATTTTGAGTACGGGGTTCGAGGACTGCCTTCTTCCCAGTGAGGGTCTCCCACCTCTTGACGATTACATCGCAGTAGGCTGGGCTGATCTCCATGCCGTAGCACTTGCGGCCCAGTTGCTCGGCGGCGATGAGGGTCGTGCCTGTTCCACAGAATGGCTCATACACGGTAGCTGCCTTGTCGCAAAGGGTCTGCATCACCCATAATGGAACACAGACAGGCATTGTAGCTGCATGAAGATCGGAGAACTCATTGTTCCGCTGCGGAGGTGCGGTGTATACGCTCTGTACCGTTCCACGCCAAGAAGAGAGCGGGACTGCGCGAGACGCTCGATCCTTAGAAGAGAAGACGACCATCCATTCATATCTTGAGGACATCACACCTGCGGCCATTTGTGGCGCGGCGTGTCCCTTGTCCCATGTCACGATATCCACTAGGTTTTCAGCATTGTTGGCAATGAATCGAACTAGGTCTCTCTTATTGCCGGCTAGTGGTTGAACATTGATTACCCACGCATCAGATACTGCGGCACGGCTTGATGTAAACCACCCGGACATAAGGGACATCCACTCTTTTGATGTGTCCTCGTGGTCGTCATATGGGTTTTCCCTTTGGGACATTCTCCTGTTTCCAGAAAGCGACACGGACTTCCCTAAAGCATATGGTGGAGATGTAAAGCATAGATCGGCCTTCATTCCATCCATCAAACGATCGACATCCTCAGCCCTCGTGGAGTCACCACATAGCAGACGATGCTTCCCGAGAATCCACAGGTCTCCGGGCTTCGTAGTCGGATCGGTAGGTGGCTCAGGAACCTCGTCTTCGACAACTTCTTTGTCGGCCAGAACCATCTTCTCAATCTCCGCGGTATCAAAGCCGGAAGACTCCGCTAGATCCTCGTCCTCGATCTGGATCGCCGCGAGTTGCTGAGAGAGTGCTTCCTCGTCCCACTCAGCAAGCTCTGCGGTTCTGTTGTCTGCGATCGCGTAGGCCGTAGCGTCTGCGCCCTTCAACTCCGTACGCACGATGTCAATGTGCGTCCAGCCTAGCTGCTGCGCCGCAGCAAGCGTACCGTTGCCGGCACGCACGATCCCATCACCGTCAACCACGATTGGCTTCTGCTGGCCGAATCGTCGAAGGCTGGCTTCAATCGCCTTGAGGTTCTTGGAGTTGTGCTTTCGCACATTCGCGGGATCTGCCGCGAGCTTTGATAGTTCGACCCGTTCGATTTTCATTTGTTAGTCCAGCACCGTCTTCACGCCGACCTGCGGTGACCACGAGACGGTCGGCGCGCCACGCACGCTCAAGTTGAAGCCGTCACGCGTTGTCGGATAGGCCACTCCCACGCGGGCCTGCTGCATCCGTTGTGCGTAGCCCTGATCCTTCGGCCAGTAGTACGGCCAGACCAGCACCGACGACAGCACGATCAGGCCGCGCCAGTCGCCGAGCGTCCACACGCAGTCCATATATGTGATCGCTTGCAGCATCGCCTCGTCGATCTTCTTGCCGCTGCGCTTGCACTCAATGCCGACGAAGCCGTGCTTCCACCCGGCGTCGAGCGCAGCCGCGGTCGGCACAAGGATCATGTCGATGCGTCGCTGCTGCTGGATGTGCCAGATGCCGATGCTCTTGCCTTGCACCTCGTCGTAGATCTTGAAGAGGCCCGACATCGTGACACGCCGGCGCAAGTCCTCGACGGCCTGCTTCTCGTTGTCGTAGCCCTCGGCTGAAAAGAAGTCCTGCGCGGTCATGCGTCCCACTCGATGAAGGCTTGCTTCTCGCTGCGGCCCAGTAGCACGAGCCGCTCACTCGATCGCGTCATGCCGACATAGAACACCCGCCGCACCACATCACGCTGCTCGGGGAATCCCATCCACTCCTCGTAGCCCTTGCGGCTCAAGTCCGGGGACAAGTACACGACTTCTGCTTCGGCTCCCTTCACGCTGTGGATTGTACCGATGACCACCTTGGGCTTGTCCGTCAACGCGCGCACGCCCGAGCGGTCACAGATCTGGAAGCCATACTCCATCTTCTTCCGTGGCTCGGGCAGCAAGTTCGCGCGCAACCACTCCCACGGCCTGTCGGTCTTCAGGCACTCGACCATCGCCTCGAATGCCGCCGGCTCGATAAGTTCGCGCACCTCCTCGACATCGAGGCCGTGGGTGTTCTTGTTCGATTCTTCCGCACGACCACGCAGGATCTCCTTGCCGCCGCGCACGAACACGCCCGCGGCCCTGATGTGCTGCGCCCACTTCCACATCGTCTTCGGATGCCACCACCGCTCGAAGCCCTCGATGAGTTCACCGCCGAAGAGGTCGGGCCGTGGAGTCTCAAGGAACGCGCGCACGATCTCAGGCCCGCCGCGTAGCGGGTTCCAGTCGCCGCGAGAGACGAACGGATTGTGGAACGGCACGCCCTGACGCTTGAGCTCACCGAGCGTCGGCTGGAGGTGGTATGCGCATGATCCAAGAATCATGCACACCTTGCCGGCGGCGTTGTGCTTCACGACTTCACGCACGAGGACATCGGGCTGCTTCAGCGAGAGCCACTGCGACCCGTCGCGCCGCTCGATCACACCCTCCGCATCCTTGGGCGTGTACTCGAACGGATATCGCCACGACGAGCGCGAGATCCACGACGAGGCCATCGCGTGCACGACCTTGGGCACACGCCACGACTTGGACAGAACGCGGTACGACTCGGGCGGTAGCTCAGGTTCGAGGAACGCCCGCGGGCTCGCGCCCTTGAAGTGGAAGATCGACTGGTCGGGGTCACCGACCAAGACCACGCCTTCGAGGTCGTGCGCCCACTTACGCACAAGCGAGAGCTCCAGCGGGCTGAAGTCCTGCACCTCGTCGTAGCACGCGATGCGCACGCCCGTGGGAGGGCCGAAGGATTCGAGGCACACCTCGATCAGGTCGGTGAAGTCGTAGTACCCCGCCAAGCCCTTCCACTCGCGCCAGAGGAACGCGAACCGCTGGTCGGCATCAGACCATGTCTCGCGGTCTTCTCGTCGCGCTCGGTGCGTCTGGGTGCGTCTCAGGCAGTTGTCGCCGTCCTTCACCTCTTCCGACAGGTCAGAGGACATGGCGAAGTCGTCGGACATCTTCGAGGCCGACACGCCCGAGAGCGTGAACTGCGACCCGTGGTGTTCGAGGAGCCACGAGTTGAACTCGTCGATGTGCGCCTCGGCGAGCTCGGGCTTGCCCAGCAGGCGGAAGCAGATCGCGTGCAGCGTGCCGACATTCTTCTCATCAATGTCGATCTTGCGGTACTTGATCTCTCTGGCCGCGGTCGTGGTGAACGAGGCCAGCAGGATCTCGTCCCTTCCGTACTTCTGTCGCCACTGCTCGACTTGCCGCACCACCCACGAGGTCTTGCCCGTGCCGGGTGGCCCGATGACTCGATACTCTTTCACGCTTTAGCTCCTTGGTCGGTCTTCGATTGTTCACACCCCGAGAGGGTCACACTAGGTGGGAAGTAGATATCCCCCCCTTTATGCGCGCGCGCACGGGAGATTTCTGAGGCTCTCTGGGAAGTGCCCTGCGCGTGTATGCCAGAGGATTGGCTTTGTAGTAGGATCCCTTCGTGACTACTACACATCCTATTCGTCATAAGTCCATGCACCTCATCGACTTAGATGCTGTGTAGTAGGATAGTAGGATCTTCTCTCGGGAAGATTTTAGAGGCACACGATTCTCTCCCGTGCGCGCGCACATAAGGAGATTTTCGATAGATCCTACTACAACCATCAGAAGGGCACCTCACCTTCGGGCATCTCCTCATCCTTCGGGATCTCGCTCAAGCGGCCCTGATCGTTGGTGCCGCCGGCAAAGTTCACCAAGCCGCCGCTCGTCAATCTCCACGCGCTGCGTGTGGTGACCTTGCCGTCCTCCTTACGGATGCTGATCTTCACGCAGATGCTTCCCAGTCGCCGCAGGTTCTCCGCGATGACGCGGTGTGACCTGAATGTCGTGGAGCTACTCAGCGACGCGCTGGCGAGCTTGTAGAGCCCTTCCGTGGTTCCGTAGATCTCCCCGTTGTGTTCGACGGGCAGATCGCTCAGGAGCCCCTTGGTGGTCTTCTGGATGCCTTGGTCGGTGTAACGCAGGACGAGCTGCTCCATCGTCTCGGCCAGCGACCCGCCAGAGCCGAGGCGCATATGCTCGACGATGCCCAGCAGGATAGGGAGCCACTGCTCCCGCCACTCGTTCCGGGTCACGATAGCCGGCGTGGTGTCCGCGCCGTCGGCCAGACGCATGGCGAACTTGTCGGGGTTGTGGAGGTTCTCGATGCCGCCGAGCTTCACCTGCGCGCCACCGACGACGAGGATATATGAGCCCTCGTCACCCTCGAATCGGATGAGCCGCTGCACGGCTTTGGTGATCGGCAGGCCAAGGGCTTCGTTGAGTTGAGCGACGAGCGGGTTGCGCACCTGCTCGGCGGCCTGTGCCTCAGGCGTGACCGCGACGACCTCGGGCGCGGCCTGTACTCCCTCGACTCCAGAGTCCGAGTCTTGCACGACGGTGATGGGCTGCTCGGGGAGCACCTGCTTCAGCCGAAGGAACTCCTTCAAGAGCTCGGCCCGCTCCTGCGCCGCCATCTCCTTGGCGATCTCGTCGTGCTCCTCGGCCTTCTTCTGGTCGAGGTAGTTCTTGCGTGCCTTTGCGATCGTGTACTGGAGCTTCTCGACGCGGAAGTCGGCACGGTCGAGCGACGCTCCGTGCACGCGCCTGTTGGCGATGAGAGCGTCGCAGATCTCCTGATCCTCCCATCCCTCGTACCTGACGAGCCGGGCAGCGATGCTCATGTCACGCTCGCTCGGGCTGGGGAACTTCTTGCGCCCATGCCACACATCGCTGAACGCGGTGTCGTTGGCGAGCAGGATGCCGATCTTGTCGGGCACCTGTGCTTCGAGGTCGATGTTCAGAGGCGTGGTGACGACGACCTTCGAGATGCTGCGCGGCTTGGCCGAGAAGTCATCGAAGTCGGACGGGTTGTATCGAGGCTCAGGCGTGTGGGGCATCGAGCCCGTGGCGACACGCCGGTACTTGTGGTTGATCGTGGCCGGCAGCCGAAGCACGCGCGCGAGGTCATAGGTTGCATCGACCGCGAATCCGCAGGTGTTCGCCACCCACTTCTGGAAGCCCTCGCACAGGGCTTGGGCGCGCTCGCGCTCGGAGTTGGACTCCAGCGTCCACGGCTCCTTGAACAGCCAGTAAGCGTGAATGCCGCCACCCGTAGTGACGATGATGCTGGGCTTCATGGTCAGGCCCATGACGCCAGAGACGCACTGGTCGAGCGTCTGGGCGAGTCCGACCTTCGAGTGGTGATCGTTGCGCACATCGATGTCGATCCAGATGCCGCCCATGACGGCCGCGGAGCGCGCGCATCCCCGGGCGAAGTCTGCGCCCGACTTCTTCGGATCAGCGGCCTTGGCTTCGTCGGCCTCGGCGCGAGAGACCTTCTGGTCGTGGAGACAGACCGAGAAGTAGATGTCGGCTTCCTCGTGGCGTTTGCGGGCACGCTCGACGGCCTGCTTCGTCGAGCTACACCATGTGGGTCGTTTGCCGTTGGGTTCCCAGATGACGATCTGGGCTTGATCAGAGACGGAGTCGCCGAAGAGAAGATCGAGGAATGTCAGAGCGTCCATGTTTCGAGCGTGTTGCGGTCACGCCTTGCTTGGTCGGGTTGTGCGGCTAGTGGATGAGAGAGCCGCGCAGCGTGCGTGCGTGCGCGGCCCTCAATGTACAGTCCACTTGCCGTGGACTTACCAGAACTTGTGAGCGTGGCTCACAGATTCGCAGGTTGGGGAATCACTCGTCGTCGCCGTCGTTGCCAGAGACCACGCCGCCAGTGCGCGCGAACGCAGCGGCCACGATGGCATCGGACAGCACCGCGTTCAGCGCGGATGCGGCAGCGAGTTCCTCGGTGGTCAGGGCACGCACGAAGGAGAAGGTGATCTCAGAGTAGGGCTGGCCCGCCTTGTTCTGCACCTTCTTGAGCGTGAGCTTGGACACGACCGTGTTCACCGTGTGGCCCGAGTTCATGAGGATCATGCAGTACTGGGTAAACGCCTTCTTGGATGAGCGCGGGATCTTCAACAAGTTCGGCACGCGATTCTGCCCGATGAAGCAGTAGACCTCGCCGAACTCCTTGCAGTCAGCACCCTTGCCGCCCTTGCGATCGCTGCCCATCTTCGACCACGGGCACAGCAAGCAGTTGTGCACGCCTTCGCCGTCAGGCGAGCCTGACTCGATGTTGTTGCCGATGCCGTTGCGGCCATCGAGCGAGGAGCAGTCGGGCGCGGTGCCGAGCGCACCGTCGGTCTGGCGGTACCAGTTGCGCATCGTCATGCGCTGGGCCGCGATCACGCAGTCGATCTCCTTCAGCGACTCCTCACCCTGTAGGCCACCTTCGACCGAGAAGACCGTCATGCCGGCGGGCGGCACCTTGATCTTCGGCAGTTGGTGCAGCGCGAGGCCAGCATCGAAGACTGACTTGACGGCGACGGCGGCTTGAGGTTGAGCGAGGATGGCGAAGGAGGATGCGTTCTTGTTCGTGAGTTCTTTGGACATGGTTCTGTTTGTGATGTGAGAGGTTCTGGTTGTTGGTTACTTCTTGAGATTCCGTGCGGCTCGCTTCGAGACCGACTCGGCCTTCGATGCTTTGACCGCGCGGAGTTCGGTCTTGGTGAAGATGTTGAGAAGCGGTGCCATCTCTTCAGGCACTTCTCCACCGTCAGCGAGGAGCTCGCGGACATGGGCTTGCAGAGTCTGGGAGGAGACTTGCTCCTTGACCATCCACGCGAAGTCGCACTTCTTGGCTGCATCGACCAGTGCTTCGGTGGTCACGCCCTCGTTGCGCCACACGACCAGAGGCTGGGCCATGTGAACATTGAAGGTCTGGCCGTCAACTGTGAGCGGCACGGAGTCGATGCCGGCGGTTGCGAGCTCCGTGATGATGACATCGGCGAGAGCGTCGCGGTGCTTCTTGAGTTCCTCCAAGGCTTCCTCGGCCTTGGCGATCTCGTTCTTGATGCGCACGAACTGGCGCATGGGTTCGACGAATGAGTTGAGAGACTCGGTCATGACTTCTTGGTTCTTTGGTTAGTGGTCTGTACAGCACGCAGGCGCGATACGACGCTCTCGATCACCGACGCTTTGCGACTCAAAGCGTTGTAGATGGACTGGTCGATCGTGTCTCGTGTGACGAGGTGGTAGTAACTTACAGATCTAGTTTGCCCGGGTCTATGCACTCGGGCCAGTGCCTGCTCGTAGTCGCCAAGTGAATGCGACACCGAGTAGAAGACGCAGTGAGCAGCGCGCGTGAGATCCACGCCCTCGGCACCAGCACGAATCTGGACAGCGAGCACGCGTGCTTCGCCGGCCTTCCAGCGCGGGTGCTCTTTGCGCGAGCCGCTGAGTTCGAGGGAGTTGCAGCCGACCGCAGCCGACGCGGCGTGCACGGCTTCGAGATCACGACGGAAGCGGCAGAAGACGGCGACAGGTTCATCGCCGAGGTCTTCGAGTAGCTCGACGAGTCGGTGCAGCTTCGTGTCGTGGAGGTGCTGGGTTGTGAGACCGTCGGCTTCCCAGTCGTTGGGTTGGACGGCGACGAAGCCGGATGTGATCTGCTGCAAGCGTGTGGTCTTCACCAGCGCGTTCGCCACATCGACTACACCGTCTTCGAGCTCGCACGCGATGTCGAGCTCGGTGGCCGCGTAGATCTGGCGCACCTTGGGCGGCAGGTCGATGTTGATCTCGGTGTGCACGGCCTCGGGTAGAACGAGCACCGAGCGATCGACTTGGTAGGTCACGCGGCCCATGCGCTGGGCCATGTCCTGCTGGTTCTGGTAGCCGGTGATCTTGGGGAAGCCACCGCGTGTGTCGATCTTCGCGTAGTAGTTGCGGAAGCGAACGAACGACGGGCCGAAGATGTGCGGGTCGATCAGGCGCATCTGCGCGTAGATGTCCAGCGGCGAGTGCGGCATCGGCGTGCCTGTGAGGCAGAGCACGCGTGCTGCCGACTCGGCGATCTTCGCCGCGGCCTTGGACGCACGCCCGGTGTGTGACTTGGCGCGGTGCGACTCGTCGAAGATCACGAGGTCGAAGTGTGCATCGACCAGAGCCTTGAAGAGCGGCGGTCGCCAGATGGAGTCCCAGTTCGTGACGAAGGCCTTGTAGGTCTGAGTGGTGGAGCGTAGCTCGCGCAGCAACTGGCGGGCCTTCTCGGCCACGGTGCCTTCGAGGTTCAGGACTGTGAGTTGTAAGTCGAACTTGCTGGCGTTCTTGGCCCACGCTCCATCGGTGACAACGCCGAGCGGCGCGACGACGAGAACGCGTGAGGCAGCGATGCGCTGCCTGATTTCGAGGGCCATGCGAGTCTTGCCCGTGCCCATCCCGCAAGCGAGCATGGTGCTCTGGCGCGATGTGGCGAACTCGACGGCCTCGACTTGGTGCGGCCAGAGGGTCATCGCTTCATCCCCAGTACGCGCTTCCACCACGGCAAGCGGATGTAGTCCTCGATCAGATCGTGCGTGGCGATGGTGCGGATGTAGTGAGCGTTTGCGATGCGGTGATGTTCCTTGATGCTGTGCTCAAGATCATCGACCAGCGTGCCGAGCGAGCCGAGCCTATCGGTGAGCTCCTCGATCTGGCACTGGTTCTTGCGCGTCTCGTCGAGCGTCGGGTCGATGGTGTGTTCCATCGAGCGCAACTGGACTTCGATGGCGCACAACTTGGCCCACACATCAGCGACCGTGGGCTGCGGCTTCTTCGTGGTCTTGCCCATTACGCGCCGGCCTTCTTCTGGATGTTGGCGATCTCGGACTCAAGCTGCTCAATGAAGCGCGTGACGATGTCGTCGCGGACATTGTCGCGGAGCTTGGCTTCAGCAGCCGAGGCTTCACGCGTGGGCTCGATGAGTCGATCGACGGTGACACCGTACACGGCACCGATGACGCGTGCCTGTTCGAGCGACGGGCGAATGAGCGAACGCTCCAGCGAGTACAGTGTGCCGATCGACAAGCCCACGCCGGCTTGGCGCAGGAGCGCGAGCATCTCCTCGCCCGACAGGCCGCGAGTGTTTCGCGCGACGCGCAACAGGTCACCGTAGATCTTCACCCCGGCATCGGCACCGACATTGGGCCTGCCGACCTTGAAGGTGAGCTCGGGCCGCGTGAAGCTGAAGCCGTGCACTTCGCCCTCTTTCGTGGAGTCGGGTGTGGTGGGTGTGTTTTGGTTGGTCATGGATTCTATATAGGCTCTGGTCTGGGCTCGCCCGCAGCATCAGGCACCGTGCCTGTCGTGCGTTCGAGTGGGGGAGTGATAGCCCTCCAGCCGTCCAGACTTCTACCGTCAATCTGCGACAACCTAGCAGGCATTCGCTCTAAGTCCTTATTTTCTCGGCACTTATGACCGCCAAGATTTTGAGAGATTTTCCTTTACTTCTGGGGGCCGATGGGCGAATCTATATAGGTCGCAGCAAGGAGCTGGCGACGCGACCGACCAACCAACCGAACCAAGGAGACCAAGACCATGAAGACCAACAAGAACACCCAGAAGATCGTGACCGTCGGCGATGTCCGCCGTGAGAAGGCCCTGTACTGGGAGGGCGTGTTCGCCCGCGAAGACGCTGCTGCGGTCAACCAGAACAAGCCGCACGCGACCGACCTGCACCCGGCGATCGGCACGATCAACCGCTGGGACGGCGAAGGCAATCCCTTCTACTACATCATCGTCAAGGATGAAGTCATGGAAGTCACGCAGGTGATTGAGAGCACAAGCATCGAGTCCCTCATGGGCTTGATTAACGAGACCGCCTGATCCACCCCGACCAACCTAACGACCAAGGAGACCAAGACCATGAAGAAGCTAACCAAGGAAACCATCGAGTGCCTGCACGACCGCTACTCTCAGATCGAGGCCAACATCATCGAGGAGGGCAAGAACTACGGCGAGGAAGCCAAGGCCGAGTGCGCCGCGGGCTGGGCCGACACTCTGGAGGAACTGGGCGAACTGATCGCCGACCCGACGCAGGAGCTGCTGTCGAAGCTCGATGCAGCAGCCGAAGAACTGGAACTGTACGAGGAAGGCTACACGGGCGTGCGTCGTGACCTTCGCGCGGCACGCCGCATCGAGGACAAGCGCGACTGGGACGCCTTCATCGCAGCCGGCGGCGATCCCGACTCGGTGATCATCAAGCGAATCAGCTTCGGTGGCTGATCAACCAACCAACAACCAACAACCGAAAGCCAGAACCATGAACACCCCGACCTACCGCGTGCACTTCCAACTCGTGAACAGCATCCTCCCAGCCAACGGTAACTGCGTGCAGATCCGCTGCCAGTCGCCAGCAGGCACGGCCAGCCGTCGCTCCGTGACGCTCGGCGTCGAGCAAGCCAACTCAGCCGTGCTGGACGAGTTCGTGAAGCGTGCACGCGCGCTGCGCACCATGCGCCCGTTCACCGTGCGCGAGTCCGCCGAGCTTCTCACCGAGCTCCTGCAAGCGGTGCGCGAAGATCTCGCCACCGAAGGGAAGGTGTGATCGTGGTCGGTCGCAAGAAGAAGGACATCGAGTATCGAGTGCTGGACATGATCGCGGCCACGATCTTCGTGACCGAGCAGGACGGCGGGCAGTACATCACGCGCACGCAGGCACGACACGAGGCGCGCGACTGCACGAGCGATCGCGCGTTCGACATCATCGCGTACGAGGATGCAACGCCGATCCCAGATGACAAGTTGCTCGGCTTGCTGGATCAGGCACGCGCGGCCATCGCGTGGTGCGCCTCGATGCGCGTGCGCGAAGTGAAAGACGACGAGGGCTTCACCACGGAGAACAAGTACGAGCGCGAGATCAGAGACCTCGCTCGTGCTGGTGTGTTCAAGACGAAGAGCGCAGGCCGCGTGTCCTCTATCTGGACTGCGTACCAGCGGCATCTCAACCGCGCGCCACGCCCTGAGTACCTCGACGAGTTCGTGGGCTCCGTCGGCGAGAAGATCGAGACGACTGCGCACCTGATCAAGAAGACCACGATGCCGACAACGCGCTTCGGCACGACGCTCCGCGTCGAGCTCCGCGACGACGCGGGGCATCTCTTGGTGTGGTGGTGCAGCGCGCCGGCGCAGTTCTACGGGATCGAGCTTGGCGACCTACTGACCGTGAAGGGCAAAGTCAAGGAGCACAAGGTGTACGGCTCGACGCACCAGACCATCCTGACCCGCTGCAAGGTGGCCCTGTTGACCGCTGCCGAAGCCCCCCAGACCCCGTCCTAGGCCGTCCCAGACGGCATCCAGAGGGGATTCCTACAAGATTCCAAACGCCGCAAGCCACGCCAGATAAAGGGCTTACGGCAATCGTTCCAGAATCCCCCAAGATTCTCTTGGACTATACCGAGAGGTGATATATCTTCTCCACATCGACAGCGCGCCGCTGACGACCGACCAACCAACCGACTGAACCAAGGAGCACAAGCCATGAACAACACCACCCACTACGAGATGCCGATCCTGACCGCCGACGATCTGCGTGACGCAACCTACATCACGCTCAATGCGATGGTCAACAACCCCGGTCAAGGCGTGCATCCGCTGGAGACCGAAGCCGCCCGCGCCGAGCTTGCTCGCCGTGCCGCGACGGCATCTCCCCTCTCTGGTAAAGAGCGCATCTATGTGACTGTCCGCAACACATCGGCCCGCCTCGTCTTGAGCTCGGATCGCGCCGGATTCGATCTGGACACAAAATGGCAGCGCATCTGGGCCGTGCAGAGGAACAGCAGCGGCAACATCGCAAAGCGTGCGACCGTTCGTTGCAAAGGCGGCGAGTCGTTCAAGCTCGGCCAGAACGAAGTAGAGGTGATCTACTCAAACGGCAACATCTACTCTGGCTGGGCAACGCTTACGGTGAACGATGAATCCAACTCCGCGTCGATCCACATCGACCTCTACACTCTCTGATCACACCGACCGACCAAGGAGCCAAGACAATGAACACCACGACCAACGAACTGACCGACCGCCAGATCCAACTGGGCGAGATTCTCGCCAGCCTCGGCTACGAGGGTAGCTGGTGGTGCCCGGCCGGCCAAGACATCCAACTGTCGGGCCGCGTGTACCTGAACACCACCCGCCGCGACGCCAAGGTCTGGATCAGCTTCTCGAACCCGGCGACCTGCGAAGGCGCAAAGCTGAACATCAAGGTCAGCAGCTACGACCAACCGCGTGCATGGTGTATCTCGCAAGAAGTTGTGGTCGAGAAGAAGTTCCACAACGCCGGCGCGGCCGCCGCCCGCTTTGCTGACGGCGAGATGGACTTTGCCGACTTGATGTGATCACGCCGACCACCGACCATCGACCAAGGAGACCAAGCCATGAAGACCTACGAGAAGCCGACCGACATCCAAGTGACCAACATCCAAGAGTTGCTGGCTCAGCAACCTCGGTGGAGTGTGAACGCTTACAACCTTGCCAGCCGTCCTACCTTCGGCGGTGAAGCTCGCCCGATCGTTCGGGAGGGCAAGCTGCAAGTGTGCGCTCGCACCTTCTATCGCAACATGAGCACCCTGCGCCTGTCCTTCGACTGCACGGTGGAGGAGTTGATCTCTGGACAAGAGGTGGTGGTGTCCTACAGGTACTCAAGCGGCAAGGGCTACCGCGCCAAGGTCGGATTCCACGCGACGAAGTGGAGCGACGGCACGGTGAGCGTGAGCATCCACCTGTACAACCTGACCGCCTGATCACCCCGACCAAGGAGCCCAGACCATGACCACCCAACACTACATCCTGTACACCTCGAAGCCTGCCGAGGCTCGCGTGGCAACGCGCGAAGAGATCAGCCAGATCTTCGAGGAGCTCATCGCCCAAGACACGCTCGAAGTCTTGGCCGAGGAAGGGCAAGCTGACGACCTGAGTCTGCTGGCTGAAGTTGCCAGCGACGAAGACAAGGTCTTCAATGTGTACGACCGTGACACCGCGTCACGGATTGTTCATCCTCAGGCACAACACCTAGCCCGCCGTCTGGGCTGGGTGTGATTCAACCGACCGACCTATTACCGCAACCGCAGGAGCTACGACATGACTCTCTCTCTCAACTCGATCGACGCCGTGTTCCTCAAGATGGACGAAGACCCGCTGATGGACGATGTCCCGTATCACATCCGCGAAGCCATCGCTCTCTACATCGTGCACGGCTACTCGCCGGGCTCGACCACGGCGGCCCTTCTCGCCAACGACTTCGCACGCTTCGTCCAGTGCTGCGATGCGGAGTACGAGAAGAACGCCGTCAATGTGATGCGCTGGCTGCATCGCAACGCGCCGCCTGACGCGTGCGGCACGCGCAGCAAGGTCTTGAACTGGAGAGGCACCAAGCCCGAGATGATGTGACATCATGCCTCGAAATAACAAGTACGAGAACGACAAGCTGGCCTTCGCGGCCAGCTACTCGGCCTTCAAGAAGACCTTGGATGTCGATGGCGACCGTCGTGCTTCTCGGCAGGAAGTCCAGCGCGTCGAGCGCGAGTTCCGCATCACGATCGGCAAGCTGGGTGTCGATGATCCAGCAGCACCGCTGCGTCTGTCGTACAGGTCACAGGTGCGGGAGGATGCCGAGACTCTGTGCATCTCGCTGTCGCTGCGCCTGAGCTACCACCCAGACGCCACCTACATCGTGTCGATGTCCGAGCACTCCGACTTCGAGCGCGAGACCATCCTGCGTGCGTTGACCTCGAAGCCGCAGTTCCTCGTTCGACTGGGCCGCACATCTGGGCTGCTGCACATCAAGCAGAAGCCCGGCTGGATGCAGGCACACGAGCCGATGCCCGACGAGTCGAGCGATCAAGGAATCCCAGATTCCTGCACCGTGGACTCCGACAAAGTCGGAATCTACTCAAGAGGTGAAGTCGTCGAAGCCGAAGAACTGGACGACCTGACCATCCACCTACGGCAAAGCGTCGAGGCTCTGATGCTCGCGCTCAAGCCGTTCAAGACCGTACCGACCACACAACTGGAGCTCTTCTGACATGAACACCAAGACCAAGCTACTGACTCTCTGCCTGCTTATCATCACCAGCGTGTCGGCCTTCGCGGCTGATCGCGCGATCGACAAGGACACCCGCCGATTCCTCGACGCGATCCGTCGTGTCGAGACTGGCGGCTTGCCGAACGCCGGCGCGAACGCAGTCGGCGACAAGGGCGCGAGCATCGGCCCGTACCAGATCCAGCGTGCATACCACGCTGATGCACGCATGAAGACTGGACGCTACGAGGATTGCTCTACGAGCCACGCCTACAGCGAGCAGACCATGCTCGCGTACTTCGCGCGCTACGCTCCGAAGGCGTTGGAGTCGAAGGACTGGGAGACGCTGGCCCGCGTGCACAACGGCGGGCCGAAGGGCCACACAAAGAAGGCGACGCTCAGCTACTGGGCCAAGGTGCAGAAGGAGATGGCGAAGTGACAAGGCTACTGACCCAGAACGGCGAGCTTCGCAAGCACGGCATCTTCAACTGGTCGATCCCCGCGCTCGTCGCGCACCTGTCCGACGGCATCAAGGTCGTCACCTGTCCGCACGCTGGAGCGTGCGCGGCGTTGTGCTATGCGAGAAACGGCACCTACTTGTTCCCGGCAGTAGTCGCCAAGCACACGCGCAATCTTGAACTCGTGCTACGAGATCCCGCTGGCTTCCGATCTCGCATGATCGAGGAGTGCAACGCCGCACGCATGGCTGGGAAGTATGTCCGCATCCATGACGACGGCGACTTCTTCTCCGACGACTACCTGACCCTGTGGCTCGACATCGCGCGCAAGTGTCCACAGGTCACCTTCTATGCATACACCAAAGAGGTGAGTCGATTCCGCCGGCTAGTTGAAGGGCACGCGCCCGCGAACTTCTTGTGGGTCTTCTCAATGGGCGGCAGAGAAGATCACCTCGTTGATCGAGAGCAAGATCGGCACGCGGATGTATTCCCTGATGAGGAGGCCATCGTGGCCGCAGGTTATGTGAGCCAGTCGGACAACGACTTGCTCTGCGTTCTTTCGCCGAGCAAGAAGATCGGCATCCCGTCGAATAACATCCCGCACTTCAAGAAGCGTCAAGGCAACAAGACCTTCTCTCAACTTCAGACCAAGCCATGAGACGACTGGGGGAGATGGTCTTCGTCGGCGCGCTGCTGTGCGTGGCCGTCGTGCTGATCATCTTCTTCGTCATCTTCTCTGGCACACGGAGCAAAGCAAGAT